CAAGAATGGAGGAGAGGAAAGATGGTTGAGGTACATTGGTTACAGATACTCCACATTCTTTTTGTAGGGTTTTGGCTTGGATATCTGGTGAGAGGATGGGTGAAGAGGTGATGGCTGAAATGGATGGCAAGAAGGATGGCTGAACTGAAACCGTGCCCGTTCTGCGGCGGAGAAGCAATACTTGAAACAGTAGATGGCAACAGCCCAGAGGGGGAACTTTGAAATGATTGGTTACATCAAAGACAAGGACGTCTACGCGCTCTTTGACGAGCGCGGGACTGCTCGCTTGCACGTCGGGGACATCGACAGCCTGGAAAGGATATACTTCCCCGCCGAACTGCACGTTGGAGATCGCGCGTGGAAGAAGGCCATGAGCATCCTTGATAAGAAATACGCGGAAGCAAAAAAGATGCCGTTCGTCCGTGACCCGCTGGCATGGGCACTGTATCACACTTGGAGGGAGTTTGACGATGGAAAACATTGCGACTGAAGAATTTATCAGCAGAACCGAGGCACTGAAAGACTTTGAATCCTGCAACGCGGAAAATCCGAACTGGACACCGCAGCGGGTAAAAACGCTCCTGCTGCGTCAGCCCGCCGCCGACGTTGCGGAGGTGGTGCATGGGGAGTGGCTGCGAGCAGATGATGACTGGAATAGCCTCACAACATTTCAGTGCTCCCTTTGCAGCGAAGAGTGGTGCTTTGAGACGGACGATGACGTGAGCTTGCTGAATTACAAATACTGCCCCAACTGCGGAGCGAAGATGGATAGAGGTGAAGATTGTGCGGTTAGTTGATTTAGATGCAGTAACCGATCACCTCGAAGTGGAGTGGGGATACGAGGGGATACGTGAGGACTTATACAGTCTGCCTGTCGTAGACGTTGCGCCGGTGGTGCAGGGCAGTGGGAAGGTAAGGGCGACGGATGAAGCGGAAACCACGCAGATCATTGACGGATGCTGCACAGCCTGCGGTGCATTCATGGATTACATCGAAGCGGCAGACTATAAGTTTTGCCCGTATTGCGCGAAACGGGTAGTATGAAAGGCTTGCGTTTTGCACGCGGCAGTGCGAAAGGAGGAAAACTGATGCAGGATTGCTGTCTGACTTGCAAGAATCTGGAATACAGAAAGAACTACGTTTATCCGTACCGGTGCTTGAAACACAAGGCCGAACGGTTCTCGGAGAAGGAATTTGAACGGATGTACTTTTCCGGAGAGGAATGCAAGGACTTTGAACAAAGGAGGTGGCCCGATGGGCACAATTCTGGCGATTGACCCCGGCAATATTCAATCCGGCTATGTGATGGTCGAGCACGACGGCGAAGAAATTCGCCGCGTGCTGGAGGCCGGGAAGATCGAGAACCCGGCAGTGACTGATATGCTGGATCGGAAGCTTTATGCGAACTGCATAGACGTTGCAATCGAGATGATCGCGGGCATGGGCATGACGGTAGGCCAAGAGGTTTTCGACACGTGCGTCTGGATCGGGCGGTTCTGGCAAACGATATTGTGGCAGACTGGATATGGGCCGACGCGGATATTCCGCCGCGAAGAAAAGCTGGATCTGTGCGGAAGCTTGAGTGCAAAGGATGCAAACATTCGGCAGGCGCTTGTAGACCGCTACGCGCCCGGACAGACGAATTTCGGCAAGGGCACGAAGAAAGACCCCGGTTTCTTCTACGGCTTCTCTGCGGATATGTGGGCGGCGATGGCTGTCGCCGTGACGTATTTTGACAAGTACATCAAGGGGGTAAAGTTGTAAGTGAAAAAATTCGTTGAAATGCTGCTTTTATTTGCGGCTGCCGTGTTTGTTTCGCTTTTGATAAGAGAAGCGATTCTCAATTCGGATCTGCCGGATTATATCAAGTTTTGCACGCTGACGGACTGGGAGAAGGCAAAATGGATTTCCGGGTGGAGGCCATGAGCAAGATGCAGCGTAAGCCGCCAAGACCGCCGATGCAGCTGACGTGCGATGCCTGCGGGAAGACGTTTATGCGCGCACCGTCCAAGTACAAGGCAAAATACAATTTTTGCAGCGAGGCGTGCGCCTGGACGGCACATAGGGAAGCTGTGACGGGCCGGGCGGAGCGCGGGCAGATCCTGATCACGTGCTCGATCCCGGTATACCCGGAAATGCGGCCTGTCTGCGGACGGGTGTATCCTGCCGAGAAATACAAATACAGGACAAACCGGACGGGCTACGTCGTCGAGGTGGGCGGCAAGCGCGTATGTGTGAGGGTGGACGAATGCAGGGAAATCTAGGGCTTACACCGGTGCAGGCTCCGTGCAAGGGCTGCGCGGACAGGCATACCGGCTGTCACACGGACTGCGCCCGATACATAGCGTTCCGCCGGGAGGCGGACAGATACAAGCAGGAGCAATCGAAGGACGCAGCGAGATATGCAACAACAAGGGGCTGTATGCGGACGCTGCACGATGCGAATCGCGCAAAGCGCGAAGGGAGGCAACATTACTGATGAGCACGCCGCGATACGGCTGGTGGGCCTATGCAAAATGGATGATCCGCAGCTATAAGGGCGGCGGGCTGATGACGAAGGCCGAGCGCGCTGCCGTTGCGGATGCAATCGCGGAGACGGAACAGCTCGTTGACGGCGCGGAGAGACTCCGGCTCATAGACTTGGTTCTTTGGAAGCGTACACACACCTTACAGGGCGCCGCGATGGCGGTTTATGTATCCGAACGCACCGCGCAGGAATGGCACAGGCAATTTATTCGCCTTGTGGGGCAAAAAAGAGGGCTTTTATGAAAAAGTCTGCGTCCCAGAGCCAAATTTAACATTTACTATAAGGGCGTAGAGATCAACTCTACGCCCTTCTTCATCGGCACCGCAGCGTTCTGCGGAAACCTCCTCCTCCTGTTCTCGTGTTCTCCGGTGTGAATAAATATATTTATTCACACACGGAGACACGAGAACGAAAGAATAAGGCAGAAAGGAGCGGCTATGGCGAGTTTGCGCGCCCTTGCACACAAGCTGCAAACAGCGCTCTTGTACAACGGAATCAAAATAAAAATCAATCAAATGCAGATCTATTCCGCGAAAAATGACAGGATGGTGACGAAATACATGGTTTACGAATATCGACCTGATGAAAAACCGAAGAATGTCACTTTGCTGGAAACGTACCAGATTGCGGATGTGGTGAAACTGCTGGCTGGACTTTACAGCGATGGCGGATGAAAAGCTTACGCCGAAGCAGAGACGATTCTGCGAAGAATATTTAAAATCCGGCAATGCCACAGAAGCGGCGAAAAAAGCAGGGTACAAAGAAACGTCATGCAGAGTGATTGCGGCAGAAAACCTGTCAAAACCAGCTATTTCTGCGTATATAAAGCGCAGGCTGGACGAACAAGAGGCTGCGCAGGTCGCTGACGCAAACGAGGTGCTGCAGTTTTATTCTGCTGTTATGCGCGGAGAGGTAAAGGATCAATTTGGAATGGACGCTTCGCTTTCTGACCGCCTGAAGGCCGCAGACAGTCTGTCGAAACGTCTTGCTGCGGCAGAACTTAAGCCAAACGCGAAAGATGCGGTGCGGGTGATTATCGATGTCTGATGTTCGGTTGTCCGAAAAAATCGGCCCTGCCTTTTATATCGTGGCGCGTGACGTATTCCAGCACGGCCATACACACTACGACGAGAGCGGTGGGCGCGGCTCCCTGAAATCCTCGTTCGTGTCCATCATTGTCCCAACCCTGCTGATGCAGGAGGAAAACAAAAACTGCCATGCGTTGGTGCTTCGCAAGGTTGCAAATACGATACGCGATAGCGTTTATGCGCAGTATGTCTGGGCAATTGGAGAACTCGGCGCGGCGGAATATTGGGAAGCAAAGGTTTCCCCGATGGAGCTGATTTATAAACCTACAGGGCAGAAGATCATGTTCCGGGGTGCGGACGACCCGATGAAGATTAAATCCATCAAGGTTCCGTTTGGATATATTGCCGTGACGCACTTTGAGGAAAAAGACCAGTTCGCGGGGCGCGCGGAAATACGAACGATCTTACAGTCTACAATGCGCGGCGGCTCTAAGTTCTGGAACTTTGAAAGCTATAACCCGCCGATCAGCCGCGATAACTGGGCAAACAAGGACAGCTTGGAGGAACGGGCCGACCGGCTGTGTCACAAGTCCACGTATCTGCAAGCACCGCCTGAATGGCTGGGAGAACAGTTTCTTGCAGAAGCGGAACACCTGAAAGAGACAGATGAACGCGCGTATCAGCATGAGTATCTCGGTATCCCGGTAGGAACCGGCGGAAATGTGTTTGACAGGATCGAGCTGCGGGAGATCACAGACGAAGAAGTCAAAGGCTTTGACCGAATCTATCAGGGAGTGGACTTTGGCTGGTTCCCAGACCCGTTTGCTTTTATACGGCTGCATTATGATCGGGCGAGAGAGACGATATATCTGTTAGACGAGATTTATCAAAATAAACTATCCAACGAGCAGAGTGCGACGATAATCAAACAGCGCGGATATGGCAATGTGCGTGTCATCTGTGACAGCGCGGAGCCAAAGAGCGTGGCTGACCTCCGGGCAATGGGATTGCCTGCGTATGAGGCTGTCAAGGGGCCCGGCTCGGTCGAATACGGTATGAAGTTCTTGCAGAGAAGAACGATTGTCATTGATAGAAAACGGACGCCGCATGCCTACGATGAGTTCGTGGGCTATGAATATGAAAGAAACAAAGACGGCGATATAATCAGCGGATACCCAGACGCAAACAATCATTTGATTGATGCGACGCGGTACGCCTTAGAGCCTGTGAGCCGTAGAATGGGAGTTATTGCATGACGGTTATCGATAAATTAAAGGAACTCGGGTATACGACAATCCCAGAGGAATTCTATACATATGTGTCCCTTTGGAAGTCGTGGTACGTCGGCAAAGTCAAGGGGTTTCATCAATACCGGCGATATAACGGACATAAGTGGACAAAGTGCAACCGTGCAAGCCTCGGCATGGCGAAAAAGGTTTGTGAGGACTGGGCGAACCTCTTGATGAACGAGAAAGTCCAGATCACACTTGAGGGGCCGAAAGAACAGGCGTTCGTTGATAGCGTCCTGACGGGGAACAACTTCACGGTCAAGGCGAACGAAATGCAGGAAATGAAATCTGCACTCGGAACTGTAGCGTATATCCCTCGTGTGGTCGGCCAAGCGGTCAACGAGAGCGGAGAGACCGTTCCGGGCGATGTTTCCGGTATCGCTCTTGACTATGTGACCATTGAGCACATTTTTCCGCTGGCTTGGCAGAATGGCTTTATTTCAGAGTGTGCTTTTGACAGCGTGGTCACACGGGATGGAAAAAACTATCTGTATTTGCAGATTCACCGGAAAGACGAAAACGGACTTTACGTCATCGAGAACAGCATTTACCGATACGAAAACGAAACGCTTGCCGACGCACTGCTCACCGATGTTCCGGGCTTTGAGCGAATTCCCCCTGTGGTACATACGGGAAGCGACAAGAGGCAGTTCGTCATCGACAGACCGAACATCGCAAACAATCTTGACTACCTGCTTCCGGTTGGTATCCCTGTGTATGCAAATGCAATCGACGTTCTGCGCGGCGTTGACTGTGCCTATGACTGCTACGTCAACGAGTTTGAAAACGGCCCGATGATGATGATGGTCAAAATGCCCGCCACAAGGTGGGAAGATGATGAACCGACGCTTGATGACAATGACCGGCGTTTCTATCTGCTTCCGGAGGATACGCAGCAAGGGAACGTTGTAGAGACAATTTCTCCGACGCTGAGAACCGAGCAGCTGAATGTAGGACTTCAAGACCAACTGAATGTACTGTCCAGTAAGTGCGGCTTCGGCGAGACCTATTACCGTTTCGACGGCGGCAGCGTCGCGACAGCAACGCAAGTTATCAGCGAAAACTCCACCATGTTCCGCACCATTAAGAAACATGAAATTGTGCTGGAACAAGCGCTAGTGGAGCTGTGCCGCATTCTGCTTCGGTTGGGGAACACGGCTATGAACGCCGGGCTGAATGAAGACGTGGAAATCTCTATAGATTTTGATGACAGCATCATAGAGGATAAAGCTACTGATTTCTCCCGCGATATGCAGCTTCTCAGCGCAGGCATCATGAACGACTGGGAGTTCCGCATGAAGTGGATGAATGAAGACGAGGCGACCGCAAAGGCGGCGCTGCCGAAGATGCAGGACATGACAACCGAAGGGCAACAGGAGGTAGAGTAATGGGAGACGAAAAAGTTCCTGCGGGAACGAAATTCTGGGTAAACACCGGTGACGCCGCTGCGCCAGAATGGAGAGTATTCGGAACAGTAGCTGACGATAAAGAATCGGACGGAACATGAGCCATTACCCATTTACGCCTGCTTTGCTCGACGCACTCCCCGAAGAACTTGCCGAACTCTTTCGTGGTCTGGAAGATACGCTGCTGGATGAAGTCTGCTCCCGACTTAAAATTGCAGACCAGCTGAATGAGGTCACGGTGCAGGATATCCGGGCGCTTCGCTCGCATGGTATCGACACGAAGGAGATTGAAAAAGCAATCCGCAAGACTTCTGGAATCAGCGAGAAGAATCTCAATGAGCTTTTCGACGATGTTATTGCCAGAAACCAGAAGTATTACACATCGGTTATCGACATGGCGGGACTGACACAGCCTGAAACGCTGGTGAGCGTAGAAGACACGTGGGCGGTTTACGAACAAACTCGGCAAACGTTGCGAAATATCACGCAGTCTATGGGCTTTCTGGTAAACAATGGGCGGACGAGGCTCCCGCCTGCGCGTGCATATCAGTGGGCGTTGGATTCAGCTGTCATGCAGATTCAAAGCGGTGCTATTAACTACAATCAAGCGATCAAGTCTGCGGTGCAGCAGCTTGCAGGTGGGTTGAAAGTCGTGAACTACGAAAGCGGACACGTTGACAACATCGACGTTGCTGTTCGGAGAGCTGTCATGACTGGCGTGAACCAGATCTGCGACCAGTACACAAACCAAAGCGCCGAGTACCTTGAGACGAGATACTTTGAAGTGTCTGCGCACTCTGGGGCGCGTGACAAGCCGGGCGTTTCGCCGTGGTCAAGTCACAAAGACTGGCAAGGGAAAGTCTATTACCAGAGTGAAAGCGGCGAACCTGACCCGCTGGGGCTTTACGATGACCTTGTATCGACTACCGGCTATGGATATGTTGATGGCCTGACTGGCGCAAACTGTAGGCATCACAAATACCCATTTATTCCGGGAGTTTCGGAGCGGACTTACACAGACGAACAGCTTGAGCATATCGACGATGGTCTTGGCTGCACGTTTGACGGAAAGACTTACACGGCATATGAAGCGACGCAAATGCAGCGCCGCATAGAGCGGCAAATCCGCGCGCAGAAGAAGCTTAGAAACGCATACAAAGAAGCTGGGCTTTCCGAGGACGCGACCGCCGCGAACATAAAGCTTCGGCGGCTGGACGCAGAATATAGCAGGTTCAGCAAGGCAGCGGGGCTTCCGGAACAGCGGGAGAGAATGGAGGTGCTGTATTGATCGACGAGAAACTGAAAGCTGCAATCGAGCGGGCGCTTGCCGCCGGATTCCGCGTCCAACTGAAGCGCATGAAGGATGGAACAGTTAAGGCGCAGATCATCAAGGCGGAAGAGCTGAAAAAATAATACAGATACCGCAGCACAATCGAGCGCGCGGAATGGCACGATGAGCCAACTTGTAAGGTTTTCTTACAGGGTGGCTCTTTTTATTTATCAACACTGACCGACAGGTCGTTAAACAAGGAGATTTTTATGGCAGAAGAACCCAACGTGCAGGGCACGGGAATCACTGCTCCTGAGCAGGAAAAGACGTTCACGCAGGCCGATGTTGACAAGATGATTCAGACGCGGCTTGACCGAGAACGGAGAAAGTACCCCAGCGAGGAAGAAATCACCGCATACCGGACATGGAAAGACAGCCAGCAGACCGAACAGGAACGGCAGGCAAAACAGGCGAAAGACCTTGCAGACAGCAAGGCGGCACTGACTGCATTGCAGGCTGAAGCCGAACAGCTCAAGCGGGACAAATACGTCCTGAGCAAAGGCCTGACCGGCGAGGACGCTGAGTTTATCGCGTTCAAGGCCTCGAAGATGGTCAACGACAAGACCACGTTTGAACAGGCTGTCGATGAGCTTACAGCGAATCGCAAGAAGGCGACGTTCGACTGGACAGCACCGGCAGGCGGTGGAACCAAAGAAACAAACATGAACAGCACGATGAACGCCCTGATTCGGGGCGCTCTGAAATAACGAAGGGAGAATCATATGCCGAATATTATTGACAGAAATGCACTTTCCGGTCTTATTCCGGAACCTGTAACCCGCGAGATCATGCAGGGCGCTATCGCGGAATCCGCAGTCCTGCGCATGGGCAAGCGACTGGCGAATATGTCCAGCAAGACGCAGACCATCAACGTCCTGGACGCGCTGCCCTCTGCGTACTTCGTCAACGGCGAAGCAACTGATACCGGAGCCGGTGAAGCTTTCAAGCAGACCACGAAGATGGCGTGGGACAAGAAGAAAATCTATGCCGAGGAAATCGCGGTTATCGTCCCCATCCCCGAAGCAGCACTGGATGACGCAGATTATGACATCTGGGGCGAGGTAAGACCTAGACTGACCGAGGCTTTCGGCAAGGTAATTGACGCTGCCATCCTGTTTGGCACGAACAAGCCCACCACGTGGCGAGATGGCGTTGTGCCCTCTGCCATCGCTGCCGGTAACGGCGTACCCGTCGGCACAAGCGTCTTTGACGACATCATGGGCGAGAACGGCCTGATCGCGAAGGTCGAGCTTGACGGCTTCAATCCGAACGGCGTTATGTCCGCGATCCAGATGCGTGGAAAGCTTCGCGGCTTGAAAGACACGACCGGCCAGCCCATCTTCAAGTCCGATATGCAGGGCGCGACCCGCTATGGCCTTGACGGCATGGATATGTACTTCCCGATGAACGGCGCATTTGACCCGTCTCAGGCGCAGATGATCGTCGGCGACTGGTCGCAGTTGGTCTATGCAATCCGGCAGGACATGACGTTCAAGATCTTCGCCGAGGGCGTCATTCAGGATCCGACCACGAAGGCCATCACGTATAACCTCATGCAGAACGACATGGTTGCGCTGCGTGCGGTCATGCGGCTTGGCTGGGAAATCGCGAACCCGGTAAACGCTTATAACGTTGACATTGTCAACCCGTTCCCGTTCTCGGTCTACGGCAAGGCTGGAACGGTCTCCACTGTGACTGTCTCCCCGGCAACCGCGACCGTGACGAAGGGCGCAAGCAAAGCATTTTCCGCCTCCGTTGCGGGTGAAGGCATTGTAAGTGGCGACGTCGAGTGGAGCCAGAGCGGCGTAAAGTCGTCTATCACGGAAGGCGGCGTGCTGACGGTCGCGTCCAATGAGACGTCCACGAGCATTACCGTTACTGCAAAGTCGAAGCAGGACAGCACCAAGACCGGCACGGCTACCGTCACGGTCGGTTCGTAAAAAATGAAAGGAGCTGGTACGAATGATTTATGCCGACTATGAATTTTACTCCGGCTGCTACTACGGCAGCATCAATGAGGAGGATTTCCAGCGTCTGGCCGTCCGCGCCAGCTCCTTCCTCGATTATTACACGCAGAACCGAGTAAAAGACTACGCGGATCTCGAAGCCGTTAAAATGTGCTGCTGCGCTCTGGTCGATCAGTATATGCTGATCGACACGGCGCAGGAGCTTGCCAGAAAGAATGTGTCCGCCGGGCTTGCATCTGAAGAAGGAGAATTGCAGAGCGAGACTGTAGGCGGCTATTCCCGGACGCTTCGCAGCGGCGGCGATTCTTCCGTAGCTGCATTGAAAGCAGCTTCAGAGGCGAAGAATGCCCTTGCAAGCGTAGCGCGTGAATATCTGGCCCATACCGGGCTTCTTTACAGAGGCAGGTGTTTTGCATGTACGCCCCACACACTGTAACCATCTACAACGTCACGCAGGAGCAAGACCAGGATTTCAAGGACACGCAGAAGCGCTACATCACAGTGATTCGCGGCGTAATGCTCCAAGCGTCGAAAGCCGCTAACGTCCGCGCGAGCGGGCTTGAAGGAGCAGATGCGGTGAATCTGTACATTCCGTTCTCTGCGGTTGCTGTAGACGGCGTGACAGGCGCGGAGAAGCGCTACGTCGGGCCGCAGGAGTTCTGGCGGGCAACTGATAAAAGCAAGATCTGGACGCTATCCACGGACGGTAACGGCGGCACAACATTCTTTGTGAAGGGCGAAGTAGTCGAACCGGACAAGACGGAAGAACAGATCGAGATGCTTTACGACGATGTGTACAAAGTGACAAAGGTGGACATGAAGGACTTCGGCAGTCCTTCTATGCAGCACTGGCAGGTCGGAGGCTCGTAATGCTGAAATTCAGCGTAAAGGCAGACGGATGTGACGCGCTGCTGGAAAAGCTCGCGCAGGCCTGCACCAAAGCAGAGCATATTGTTGCAACGCAGGTGCGGAAGGACACAAGCCCATATGTGCCGTTCCTGACTGGTTCTCTCGACGAGAGGACGCAGGTTGTGGGAAATTCTGTTGTCTACCCCGGCCCGTATGCGCGATTTTTGTACTACGGGAAAGTCATGGTAGATCCGGAGACCGGGAGCACATACGCGCCGAAGGGCGGAACGAAAGTGTTAACCGACAAAAATCTTGTATTTAACAAGTCCGGACACGCACAGGCACAGGCGCACTGGTTCGAGGCTTCAAAGGCTGAGAACCTTGACAAATGGATTCGAGTTGCAGATAAGGCGGTGAAAAATGGACTCTGAAAAAGAAAAAAAGCTTGTTTCTTCTGAGGAAGAACAGGACATATCCAGAAAAATGATGGTCTGGGTAAACTCGTTTTCGGATGACGATCTCCCGGCTGTAACCATCAATTATGAGTTCCTCGCCGCTGATTCCGCAAGCGTGGCTCTGTCCGTGATTCAAGGAGCGTACATCACAAAAAGGTACTTGCTCGGCGGGCATGAGGCAGAATACCAGTTCAAGATCATAGCCCGTATCAAGCCGGGCGGGAGTAACGACAAGCGTCTGAGAGCTGATGCGGTACTGAACCGCTTCGGGGATTGGGCGATCCAGAATTATCCGTCTCTTGGGAATGGCGTTCGTGTCCGTCGCATGGAAGCGGTCAGCCGCGCGGCGGTATTCGCCGTGTATCAGGGCGGATGGGAAGACCATCAAATCTTAATGAAGATGAAATATGAGGTGATTTAACTATGGCAGATATGACCTTTAACACCGTTGCTGGGCAGCCTGTAGACAGAGAACTTTTGATTCTTTTTGTGAATACAGGCACTGATTCCGCCGCCGTGTGGTCGCCGCTTGGGACGCGCGTCACGGATTCCAGCATGGAGTACGACTGGCAGAAGGATTCCAACAAGGACATCCTCGGCACGACCAGAACCACGATGAAAAAGCCCATCATCACGCAGGACTTTGAACCGTGCGAACTCGATGCAGGAGATGTTGCGCTTATGCATGTCTGGAACCTCGCCGTTAAGGAACAGAACGCGGCGGCTCTGGCGAATCAGGACATTCTTATCGTGCACCATTACGCAGGCACGAAGAAAACGGCTGTTTTCGCGGAGAGATACAAGGGCGCTGCAATCGAAGCGACAGGTCTTGGCGGCGAAGGCGGCGGCTTCGTAGGTATGCCGCTTACGGTAACTCCGGGCGGAGAGAGAATCACCGGCACTGCGGCGGTTGGTTCCAACGGAGAAATCACGTTTACGCCGGACGCGGCATAAGGAGGGATGATAGATGACGGACATCAAGGTTGCAACTGGCGCTGAAGAAATCAACATCAACGACAAAGTAACGCTCGAGTTCAACCCGACAGACGCAGAAATTGTAGAGAAAATTTTTGACGTGTTTAACGGATTGGCAGACCGTCAGCGGAAATATCAGGAAGAAGTGGAAAAGAACGCGAACAAAAAAGAAATCTTTGAGATTGCGCGTCGGGAAAGCAACGAAATGCGCGATACGATCGACAGCCTTTTCGGGGTTCCGCTTTGCACGCCTCTTTTCGGCTCTATGAACGTCCTCGCACTGGCTGACGGTTTGCCTGTATGGAGCAATCTGATGCTCGGCATCATCGACCAGATCGACACTACCTTTGCGAGAGAACAGAAGGCTATGAACCCGAGAATCAAGAAATATATGGAAAGATGGAAAAAGTAATCTGGTCTTTACCGACATCGGTCAACGTAAACGGAACAGAATACGAAATCCGATCTGACTATCGGGCGGTGTTGGATATCCTCACCGCCCTTGTTGATAGCGAGCTGGACGAGCAGGACAAGGCGGAGGCATCGTTGAGAATCTTCTATCCCGACTTTGAGGAAATGCCATCCAGCGACTATCAGGAAGCGCTAAACAAATGTTTTCGGTTTATAGACCGTGGGGAAGAACGCAAAGAAAAGAAGCGAGAACCCGTGCTGATGTCATGGGAGCAGGACTTCGACATGATTATTGCCCCCGTGAACAGAATCGCTGGATGCGAGGTTCGGGCGCTTGAGTATCTGCACTGGTGGTCGTTCCTGTCTTTCTATCAGGAGATTGGAGACTGCCTGTTTGCTCAAGTTGTTCGTATTCGAGACAAAAAGGTACACGGGAAGCCTCTGGACAAGCAGGAGCGGGAGTTCTACCGAAAGAACAGAGATATGATCGATTTGAAAGTTACATACACAGAGGCAGAGAAAGACGTTCTCGCCGCATGGGGCATTTCAAAATAAGGTGGTGAGAAAATGGCAGATGGGAAAATCGTTGTGCAGGCGGAAGTTGACGCAAAAAAAGCACAGCGGGAGCTTGATAAGCTTACGGCAAAAATCGACAAGCTGGAAACCGACCTGAAAAAGAGCAGCGGCGAGCAAAGCGGGATCAAGGCGCAGCTTGACGCAGCAAAGGAATCCGCAAAGCAGGCAGAAACTGCGCTGAAATCGTTGCGCGCAGAATCTGAGCGGCTGCGGCAGGTCACATCCGGCGAGGTGTCTTCATCGCCTGATGCGTATATTTCTGCATACAGTAGGCAATCCGAAGTCGCTGCACAGATTAGAGAGCAGGAAACGCTTCTGAAAGAGCAGGACAAGATCGTTGAGAGCTTGGACGGCAAGTACGCAAAAATTACGGACAAGGTAATGGAACAGACTTCCGCGCTGGACGCGGCGAAGACACGCGCAGGAGAGCTCACGCGAGAGATTACAAACGCAAGCGGCGCGTCCGAACGGATGGAGCTTGCAGCAAAAAATGTTTCCGACAGCATGAACACGTTCAGCAAGCGTGTTTCCGGGCTTTTTAAGCGCGTTCTGGTGTTCTCTCTGATTACTCGAGCGCTGCAAAGTCTTAGAACATGGCTCGGAAAAACAATCATGCAGAACGAGGTGGCGCGTGCAGCGGTTGCGCGGCTTAAGGCGGCGTTTTTGACGCTGGCCCAGCCGATTCTTCAAGTCGTGATTCCCGTTTTTGTGAAGCTTGTGGACATTCTGACGCAGGTTGTTACAGCTATCGCAAAGTTCTTCGGCATGCTGTCTGGCAAAAGCTGGTCTTCGCAGAAATCAGCCGCACAAGGATTGAATGCAGAACAGAAAGCGTTGGAAGGTGTCGGCTCTGCGGCGGAAGACGCAAGTAAGAGCATGGCAAGCTTTGACGAGATCAACCAGCTAACCGATAATTCCGCTTCTGCGGCAGGTGGCGGCGCAGGCGGGGCAGCGTCTACGGATATCGCGCCGGACTTCTCAAACCTCGACATGGCGGAGGATAAACTCCACGATATTCTCGGCCTAGTAGGTGCGATTGCAGCCGGGCTGCTCGCTTGGAAAATTGCAAGCTTGTTCACGAACGACCTGAGCAAGATTTGGGGCATCGCTCTTGCAGTTGCCGGTGCGTTTGCGCTTGTGTACTTCTGGCTGGATGCTTGGAATAACGGAATTGATCTGCAAAATTTCCTCGGCATGCTCGCCGGGCTTGCGGCCCTTGCTGCCGGACTTGCAATCGCATTTGGCCCGACCGCTGCGGCAATCGCTCTCGTGGTAGGTGGCCTTGCGATGTTAGTCGTCGGGATCAAAGATGTGATCGAAAACGGCTTTACGCTGGAAAACACACTGACCATCATCGCCGGACTACTTGCCGCCGGTATTGGGATCAGCATCCTGACGGGCAGCTGGATTCCGCTCCTGATTGCCGGGTTTGTTGCCGCTTTGGTGGCACTTGTTTCCTTTACCGGGCACGGGGAAGAGCTGATTCAAGGGCTGAAAAAAATCATAGACGGATTCGGGAAGTTCTTCAAGGGCGTGTTTACGGGAGACCTGAAACTTGCAGCGGAAGGTGCAAAGCAGATCTGGGAAGGGCTTAAGCAGACGTGGAACGCGATTGTAAACTCCATCAAGGACGCGTGGAGCGCATTTATTACATGGCTGCAGGGCAAGAACCCGGCACTTGCTGCGATTTTTGAAACGATCGGAAAACTGTTCTCCGACCAGTACAACGCATGGAAAAAGATCCTCAGCGGCCTTATTACCTTTCTGACCGGCGTATTCACCGGAGACTGGAAGAAAGCATGGAACGGTGTCCTAGATATTCTGAAAGGCGTTTGGAATCTCATTGTCGGTACAATCGAAGGCGCGATTAACTTCATCATTGACGGAATTAACCTTTTGATTTCCGCTTTGAACAAAATCCACTTTGAAGTTCCAGATTGGGTTCCGCTTGTTGGCGGAAAATCATTTGGCATCAATATTACGCCTGTTTCCCGTGTATCGCTGCCCCGCCTCGCGTCCGGCGCGGTCATCCCGCCGAACCGGGAGTTTATGGCTGTGCTGGGAGACCAGAAGAGCGGGACGAACATCGAAACGCCGCTTGCCACAATGGTGCAGGCGTTCAAGCAGGCCATGAACGAAACGGGCGGCATGGGCGGCAGACAGATCACGGTTGTTATGCAGCTCGACCACAGAGAACTTGGACGCGCGGTGTATAACCTTAACAACGAGGAAACACAGCGCGTCGGAGTGAAGCTTGCGGGGGTGAAGGCATGACAAGCATTTTGAGCCTTGACGGCAAGGAGTATCCGAATCTGCATGTTGTGAGCCTAAAGCGTTCGTTTTCCGTCCTCGACGGCGATAACGCGGGCCGCGTGATGACCGGCGCGATGACGCGCGACATTATCGGTACATTTTACAATTACAGTTTGGAGATCGATCCTGTTTCGTCTGATCTTGCAGAATATGATGCGTTTTACGAGAACATTTCCGCGCCGGTCGATAGCCACGTTCTGACTGTCCCGTATGCGCAATCTGTTTTGACGTTTGATGCCTATGTGGCAAACGGAGAAGATGAACTTGTATCAAGATACGGCGATAGGAGCGAATGGCAGAACTTATCGATTAACTTTGTTGCAATGAAACCGAAGAGGGTTCCGGTATGAGCGTTCGAGTGATTTATGAGGACGTTGCGGTAGGCGCGGCGGAGGCGGCCAGCGTGGCGAGCACCGCTGCGAAGCCCTTCTCCGACCTTCCGGAACTGCCGTATGGCACAGAGCCGGTGATCGTCGCAACAAACGAGCTGAACCAGTGGGTGCTGGACGGCTCCCGCCCGATCCTCACGACCGAGCGGGCAGCGTTCTGGTCTTCGGCTCCGAGCAAAGCGGACTGCACCTTTGACGCGAACCCGACGCTGACTATCACGCTGGACGGCACGTTCGCAAGCTCCGGAATTTACCTCTATTTTGACGGTGGCACCGGCGACTATTGCAGCGCCCTGACCATGACGTGGTACAACGGCGAGACAACCGTCGCGTCGCAGGACTTCACGCCGGACGGCCAGAAATATTTCTGCGCCAAGCCCGTCACGGGCTACAACAAGCTCGTGATTGAGCTGAAAAAGACGAGCCTGCCGTACCGCTATGCAAAGCTCCGGCAGATATTCTTCGGCATCGTCCGGGAATTCGAGCGGGAAGACCTGCGCAGCGTCAACGTCACAGAGGGCGTCAGCGTGATTTCTGACGACGTGGAGATCAACACGCTGGATTTCACGCTCGACAATTCGGACGATATCGATTTCATCTTCCAAGAGAAGCAGCCCGTCAGCGCCTACGACGGCGCAAAGCTGATCGGCGTCTTTTACATCAAGAGCTCGTCCCGGTCGAGCGAACGGCTCTATGATGTATCCTGCCAGGACGCGCTTGGCATTCTGGACGACGAGCCGTTCGCGGCGGCGGTCTACAGCAGCAAAAACGCGAAGGAGCTGATAACCTCGATTCTCGGCGCGCACTTCACGCTGGACTTCGACCCTGCACTGGAAGACGAGACCGTAACCGGCTATATCCCGGATTGCACGAAACGAGAAGCGCTGCAACAGATCGTTTTCGCGCTTCGTGCGACCATTGACACAAGCGCGTCGCGTGGCGTGCGCGTCCGGAGGCTCACAGCGGCAGCTCCTGCCACGATCCCACTTGATCGGACATACACGGGCGGCAGCGTTGAAACGGCGGCAGTGGTCACGGAGATCCGCGTGACGGCACACAGCTATTCGGCGTCCGGAAGCGGGGAGAACGTGGAGGTCGGCGGTACGACCTACTATCACACGACGTCTGTCACGTCCAAGACCAATCCGAACGCCACCACACAGACCAAGCCGAACGTCATCGAGGTACGCGACGCTACGCTGGTCAACAGCGACAACGTTGCCGCCGTCGCGCAGCACGTCTTTGACTACTATATGCGCCGTCAGACGCACAGTGTCAAAATTGTCATGGACAAGGAAGCCCCGGGCGATTACGTGCAGACCACAACGCCGTGGGGCACGAAGATCACCGGAACGATCACCAGTATGGGCATTCGCCTCAGCGGAATCGCAGCGGCAGAATGCAAGATTATCGGCACATAGAACGGAGGTGCGACATTTGGTACAGGGAGATTCGTATAACCTTAGTGTTACCATCAAGAATAAAGGGCAGCCTCTGGACGTTGCAAGCGTTGAAAAGGTGGAAATTTCTCTGCTTTATCTGCAAAAGAGCTATCCGGGAGAGATCGGATACGAGGACGGAAAGTTTCTGTTTCCCCTCACCCAGCAGGAGACCTTTCGGCTCCCGAAGCTCGGGCAGATGCAGGTGCGCGTGAAATTCAAGAGCGGTGACGTGATTGGCTCGGAGATCAAGCAGATCGACGTTGCGCACGCGCTTTCAAAGGCGGTGTTGTGATGGGCGGCATTGAATTTGAACTCAAGAACCGCGATCCGGTTGACGTTTCCTTTAACGTTTCCGTGCGTGCTGGCGGCTCCGGCGGCGGCTACAACATCGGCCCCGGCCTCAAGCTGGACGCGGAAACGAACACCCTGTCCGTCGATACGGCGGACGCAGTCGAAAAGGACAACACTAAGCCTGTCACCTCCGCCGCTGTGTTTGCGGAGGTAGGAAACATCAACGCCCTGCTGGCAACAATCTAAAGGAGTGATTTTATGAGCACACAAATCGAAATTACCAGATTGCAGACCGCGCGGAACAAGCTGCGCACATGGCTCGTCGGCCTCGGCCTTGCCGCGAGCACGGACAAGCTCGACGCGCTGGCCGACAAGGCATCGGCCATCAAAAATCAGGGCGCGGTTGACGCCAACGTCAAGGATGGTGAGTCCTACACCATCCCCGCGGGCTATCACAACGGCTCCGGCACGGTCAAGGGCGTCTCCGGCGGCGGCAACTACAACCTGCAGGCCAAATCCGTCACGCCGACGAAGGAGCAGCAGTCCGTCACACCAGATCAGGGCTATTACGGCCTGTCCGGCGTGACAGTCGGCGCGATTCCGGAAAACTATCAGGACGTCTCCGCCACGACCGCCGCGCCTGCCGACGTGCTGGCGAATAAAGTCTTTATCGATGCGGACGGCGTAACGCAGGCAGGCACCATGCCGGACAACGGCGCGGTCGAAAAGGTTCTGGACGCTACGACCGGCAATCAGGAATACACCGTCCCGGCGGGCAAGCACTCCGGCGCGGGCAAGGTATCTGTCGCGCTGGAAACCAAGTCCGCCACGCCTGCCGAGGCCGCGCAGGACATTACGCCAACCAAGGGCAAAGTCCTCGGCAAAGTCACGGTCGGCGCGATCCCGGACAAATACAAGGACGTTTCCGGCGTGACCGCCGGAGCGGCTGACGTGCTGGACGGAAAGTTTATCGTGCTGGCCGACGGCAGCAAGGTCGAGGGCACCATGGCCAACAACGGCGCGATCGCAAAGACCATCGACGGCCTCACGCAGACCAGCGTCCAAATCCCGGCGGGCTATACCTCCGGCGGCACAGTCAGCCTGACGGACGACATCGAAAACGCCCTCGCCGCGATTTAAGGAGGCCGACATGAGCGTACAGGCAGAGATCGACCGCATTAGCACGGCAGTCGGCGCGGCATATGACGCAGTGGAGGCCAAAGGAGGCACAGCCCCTGCGGCACAGACCATCGAAGGGCTTGCAAACGCGATCAGCGGCATAAAATCCGCACCGACTACGCCGTATATGGTAGCTGAATACGAGCAAGAAACCGTGACAGCCTATGAAAGCGCAAGCTATATAAAAAAAGCAAAGCTCTACAACCACACAAGAATTGCAGCTTATGAGCTTGCGTATCAACACTTACTGCAAGAGCTTGATATGTCAGATCCATCAAACAACATTACAACGATTGATGCGAACGCTTTTGCTTACTCTATGTGCGAGAATGTTATCATCCCGGAAACGGTGACATTGATAGGAACTAACGCGTTTCCTTCTGCTAATATCGGAACAATGATTTTGCCGGGGAGCGTAACCAGAATTTCACCCTTCGCATTTCAGGGTGTGAGCGGCGTTAATGGTGTAGCGCCGGTAATAAAATTAAACGAAGGGCTTGCTGTTATCGAGCAATCTGCGTTTAACGGTGCGGGAATTGCCGGAGAAATAGAGATTCCGTCAACGGTGACAGAAATAGGAGAATATTGTTTTGCTTATACTGGCATAACAACTGTTATCTGCAAGCCGACAACGCCGCCTGCACTTGGAACTGGAGCATTCACCTCGGACACAGCGGGATTTACCATCAAAGTCCCGGCTGCATCGGTCGCGGCGTATAAAGCCGCAACCAACTGGAGTAGCTATGCAGATTACATCGTGGGGGTGTAAAGATGATTCAAAGAGAATTTTATACACAGCGTAAGGATGGTGTAAAGCTATACCGTACCTATTCTGATGCAGGAATGATGATTCGGCAGAATGAGACTGGCGCGGAATACGCCGAGGCCGTCGACGTGACCGACGCGCCGTACACCTACACGGAGACGGAGACCAGGATCCCGGCGGAAGAAGCTGCGGAGGACACCGACGCCCTGCGCGCCCGGCTGGACGACGCCGAGACCGCCGCAAAAATTCTGCTCGGGGAGGCGGACTGACATGAGCATGTATACCGAGCGGGCGCGGGCGCTGCGCCCCTATATCGTCAAAAGCGCAGCCAGTCTCACCGACGCCGACGCGAGTCTCGCACCAGAGCTTTTCACCCGCCTGACCGGCTCCGGCAGCCTCGTCAAAGCCGGCATGCGCATCAACTGGGGCGGCACCATCAAGCGCGCCGCCTCCGACCTCTGGGACACGGCCCAGAACACCCCGGACGCCGCCCCGGCCCTCTGGGAGGACATCGCCTACAAACAGGGCTACAGGATCATCCCCGAGACCATCACTGCCGGTCTCGCCTTTGCCAAGGGCGAAAAAGGCTGGTGGCAGACTGAATTGTACGAATCCCTGCTGGACGCCAACGTCTGGACCCCGTCCGTAAACCCGGACGGGTGGAAGAAGATCACGGAAGAAGGTACATAGCCATGGACGCTGCAACCATCATCGTCACCCTCGTCACCGACCGGACGCAGGCGGACGTGGAGCGCGTCAAGGCGCTTGCCGCGAAGGGCTTTGCTGCCATGACCGCAGCCGAGCGGGCGGAATGGCTGACCGGGATGAAGGGCGCATATAACGCAAGCGACATGAATCGCGTGGGAACCGCCCTGAACTATCTGGCGGGCCGCCTCGGCGCGATCTGCGGCAAGAGTATCGCATGGCCTGCAAAAACCGATTGGGCCGTAACGGACATTATAACGGCCTCACGGGCCGAGGCATACCGCAAGCAGGTGCAGTCCATCCGTGGCGCACTGGCATACCCCGAAGGAACACCGGACGCGCCCGTCCTCGACCGGCTGACCTATACCGGCGCAAACGATATCGAGCGCATTCTTGCGCTCTGCGAGGAACTGATCGATAACATCACAAAGGCGTTCCGCTACACCGGCGCTGCGGAATGCGCGACAGGAGGCTTGATATGAAAGATCGTCAACCTACTAAAGTTCTTACAAACGGTGCTATTCGATATGGCATCTACAATTCCGACGGTAGTCTTGATCACTACGAGTACATGAAACGTATGGACGAGCCAACAGTTGAGGGTACGCCTCTCAATAAAGCAAATCTTCTGTCCGATGCCACTGCCGCCAAGCTCTGGCCGAACGCAACCACGAGGCCGGAGGACCCGACAGTCAACGACGCGCTCGGCAAGCTTTCGGAGGGCACGGCCAAAGTCGGCGACATCGCTATCACCGCCCGCACAGACCTCTCCGATGCGTGGCTCCCGTGCGACGGGCGCACCGTGTTGCAAGAACAGTATCCGGAACTTTTCTCTGTCCTTCGCAGTTCTGCAGCGCCTCTGCCATGGACACTGAAAACGGCAAGTATAAACCCGACCGCCATGTGGTTCTTGAATGGGGAATGGGTCGCAATGTCCGGCAATAAACTTTATACTTCCGCTGATTTGGAAACGTGGACGCAGCGAACATCCATTCCTTCAGGGCTTACGATGGTAGACGCAGTGCTGGAATACGCGAACGGCTTTTACTACACCATTTTGGATAGCGGTTCAGTCGCAACCACAGGAATATACAGAACATCGAGCCTTGATACAAAATTTACGCTGTACGCAAGCGGGAGTTTACCGTCTACGCAAACCAAAGGAGATCGTGGGCTGTTTATTACGCCGAACTTTTTGTATATCTATGCCGTGGGTACAAAATACACCGGCTACGATGGTCACGATCATGAATATATAATCTGCTCATATGTGAACCCAGCAACGCAGACGATTGTGGCGATAGAAGACATCGACGGTGTCTTTTTTTACAATCAAGAGCAAGGACGCTTTTACAAGCTGGAGTTATCAAAAACGAGCAACAGCCTGACAACAGCAACGGCGGAAACTCTGATCAATCCGACATGGGAGACGGTAAGTACCGTATCGCTTGCGACTCTCTCTCCATCCTTTAACGAACCGCCAGGTTACACAACGCATGATCTGATGTCCGCATATCATTGCGGAACGACAATCATTGCATTCTTCGGGCTTACAGAGATAAGCATCGTTGCCGGTACTTTTACCGAGTATACCGGATATATGGTGTACAGGTACTCGACGGACAACGGAACAACATGGAGCAACGGGAAAATTATCTCTTATGAATCTGGCAAGCGATGGCTCCCAGCATACAGCGGTGGAAAATACAAAGGCGGGCTGCTTGTGACAGCCGGTGACGTGACAGCGACAAAGAATGGTACAAGCGCGGTAAATATTATTGCAATCAGCGACCCCGCAGCTGGGCAAGCCTATAGCGATGTACTAAAGGATGGTATACCAGACATTGCTCTATCGCTGGACGGAAGAGCGGCATATAGTTCAAGCAACGGCATTGCATATTGTGATTATAGCGTTAGCGGAAAGACGATTCCCATTATTGGCATGAGTACCCGTTGTAAAGCCTATATCAAGGCACTGGAGGAATAATTATGCAAGATAGAGTAGGCAGCATAGACCTAGCTAACGGAGCTATCCGGTATGTAGGCTACAATGCCTACAAAGTTGTATTGCGTGGCGTATGGCTTAAACTAGAGGACGAGCCACTGCAGATAGAAACTCCGCTCACAGCAGGAAATCTGCTGACCGCACAAACCGCAGCGAAGATCTGGCGCGCCGGAGACGCGCCGACGGACCCGATGGTAAATGAGGCGCTTGCAAAGCTGGCAGAGCCGAACTATCACGTTGGTGATATCCTCACGACTGTCCGCGTACTCTCTGCCCCGTGGCATGCCTGCGACGGCTCGACCTTCTCGCGGACGGCCTACCCGGCCCTCTACGCCGTCCTCGGCGGCACGACGCTGCCAAGCATCAGCTATTCAAGCGACACCACTACCTACATCAAAATGGCGGACGATTAGCCCGGCAAAATAAAAGAGAAAGGTACGGAAAAATGGACAGCAAAACCATCATCGTTACCCTCGTCTGCGCCGTGCTCGGCTCGTCCGCGACGACGGCGGTAGTCAATGCCATCGTCAGCGCGGTTCAGAAAAAGCGCGGCAAGGCCACAACGCAGGAGGAGCACCTAGGAGAGATCGACAAGAAGCTCGACAAGATGCAGACGCATCAGAACGAGCAGTATCTCGCAATTCTCCGGCTTACCATCATGTCTGAAGAGATGCCAATGGCAGAACGTCTGATCGCCGGAGAGAAGTATAAAAAGATGGGCGGGAACGGCGACGTGAAGAAGTTTTTACACCAGCTGGAGGCGCAATGCGGGCATAGCAATGGAATTCAGTAAAAAGTGGCTGATTTGCAGCGCGCTCGTCAGCCTCGCACTCATCATCGCCTGCGCGGCAGGCGCAGATCTGACAGAGATCACGCTTGCGGTGCTGGCTGAAACGACGGCTTCCAGCGGCTTTTACCTCTGGAAGGCCAAGAACGAGAACCGCGCGAAGTACGCGCAGAAGTACATGGATAAATGGGCCGAAAAATACGGCCCGGAAGCGGCAGCACGCATCGCGGAGATCGTGCTGAAAGATTGAAAGGAGCATACATATGGACTACACACAGATTATCTCGGCAGTGATCGCGCTCATCAGCGCGCTCGTTTCGGCATTTTTGATCCCGTGGCTCAAAACCAAGATCGACGCGGACAAGCTGCAAACGCTCCGCACTTACGTTGAGATCGGCGTAAAGGCGGCGGAACAGCTGTACACCGCGACGGACGGCGCGGCGAAAAAGGCGTATGTCGTGAACTTCCTCGCCGAGAAGGGCATTCAATTTGATGTGGAAACGATCGATAAGCTGATCGAGGCCGCCGTGCTGCAGCTGCACCACGAGTTGTACGGGAGTGAGCGGGCATGAGTATCAAAATTGGGCAGGCCAGTCTTGGAGAAACCGGAGGACGCAACCAGCAGCCCGGCAACCAGAGCGGCCGGGAGCTGAATATCTCCAACTGGTACAATGGCCGCTGGCTCGGCGTCCTGCGCTACAAGAGCCGCAAAAAGGCCGAGCGGGCCGCGCAGACGTGCGAGGCGGCCATTAAAAACCGGAACATCGGCTACGACATGGACAACAGGAACACGGCGTATGAGGCAGCCAGAGCCGTCGGATGGGACGTGAGCAAGATCACAAAGCCAGTGGAGACGGACTGCTCCGCGCTCATGACGCTCTGCGCCGTGGCCGCAGGCTGCGCGTCGGTCGAAGCTCTCTACCGTCGGCAGGGCAACAGCTGCACGACATACTGCATGCTGCACGATTGGCCAGCGACGGGAGACTTTGTGCTGCTGACCGGCAGCAAGTATCTGACGACGGACGCCAATCTCCTGCGCGGGGACGTGCTGGTAAGCGAGGGCCATACCGTGATGGCCCTCGAAGATGGAAAAAATGCAGAGGAGGAAACTGAGATGGTAGAAAAGAGCAAGATCATCGTGGACGGCAAGGAAGTCGCCGTTGAACGCATCCTGAAGAACGGCACGAACTACGTCAAGGTGCGCGATCTGGCCGCTGCGCTGGATCTCGAAGTCAGCAACAAGGGCAATATCGCCGTGCTGAATCACAAGGAAAAGTAAGGAGGCGGGGCGTATGTCGCCGCAGGCGCCGGCCAAGCTGCCGCCAGAGCTGGGCCGCCTGACCCGCAAGGACATGGAGGCCGTGATCTATCAGGCCAATCTTGGCCGGGAGAACGAGAAGATCGCGCAGCTCTACTTCGTGGACAAGCTCCCGCAAGTGGACGTTGCAACAGAATTGTATCTTGGCCGCGCCACGGTACAGCGCCGCCTACCGGAGATCATGCGGGAGATGCAGCGGACATCCAGCAAACTGTATAACTGAGATAAGCGCCGGTTTCTCGGCGCTTATTTTTTATATAAAAATTTTTGAAAAGCCCTTGACATATACGGTATTACAGTATATAATGCAGCCATAGACACAAAGCAAAACAAACACGACAAAAAAATCGGAGGATGGCAGACATGTTTAATATCGTTTCCGCGTGGGGAGCGCAGACAAATCCCCACTATAACCCGGACACTGCAAATAATGGCGGAGGTTACTGGCAGTTTTCCGGCGGTATCGTCGTCGATCTTAACGGCCAGCTTGTCACCGTCGAGGCCGACGACACGTCCTGCGGCGATTTTGGCAGCCGCGTGTATTTTTCCGTGACGGCTGACGGCTTCTGCTGGCAATTTTCCGACGGCACAATGGACGATGCGTCCGTTGACACCCCGGAGGATGTCTTGGGCGTTCTGCGGTCCGTCTCCGGCGTTCTGGGCGTGGACGCCGAAGCGCTGATTTCTGCCGCGTTGAATGCGGCGAACGTCTGCGCGTGGGAGGTATGCTATGCCGACTGACACCCAGCGCCGCGCTCGCAACAAGTGGGACGCTGAGAACATGTCCGTGATCTCCTGCAAGCTCAAGCGGGAGATCGCGGAAAGATTTAAGGCCGCAGCCAAGTCCAACGGCACGACGCCAAACGAACTGATACGCGGCTGGATTGCTGCATATTTATTTGAGCAAAACTGATGCATAACTGAGGCACAGGAAAATAGTAAAAAGCCCATACTGGACACATCAAAGGAGTGTTCGGTATGGGCTTTTCTTATTTTAATCCGAACCCTGCCGGGCAGAAGGTCGGGGACTGCACCGTCCGGGCTATCGCAAAGGCGACCGGGAAGAGCTGGGACGAGGTGTATATCGGCCTGTGCCTGCAGGGACTCATCATGGGCGATCTGCCGAGCGCAAACAGCGTATGGAGCGCTTACCTCCGGCAGCAGGGCTTTACCCGGAACGTAATCCCGAACACATGCCCGGACTGCTATACCGTCGCGGATTTCTGCGCAGACCATCCGCGCGGCGTGTACGTTCTTGCCCTGTCCAGTCATGTGGTCTGTGCGGAGAACGGAAGCTATTTCGATACATGGGACAGCGGCAATGAGATCCCGCTGTTCTACTGGGCAAAGGAGGATAAATGATGTTCGGACAACAGCCGTATGTGTATCAGCAGCCGATTTATAATCAGCCAATCGGCCAACCGATCAGTCAACCAATGCAGGAGCCAATGATTCGCCCACAGTACCAGCCCGCGCCGCAGATACCGGCCTACCAGCCGCAGCCCCAGCAGCCGCAGAATCAGTCGATCATCTGGATTCCGAACGAACAGGCCGCAAACGACTTTATCGTCGCGCCCAACAATGCCGTTACGCTTTGGGATATGAATGCGCCGGTCGTGTATGTGAAAAAGGCAGATGCAAGCGGCAAGCCGACCATGACGACCTACGACCTTGTAGAGCGTGCGCAGGCCGCGCCAGCGCCCGCAGCGCCGCGAAAAGACATGAGCGAGGAATATGTGACCCGCAGGGAGTTTGAAGAGCTTGTGGCGAAGCTGTCCGCCCCAAGCGTCAGGCCGCGAAAGATGAAGGAGGCGGACAATGAACCCACTGTTTAACGCCCTCGGCGGCGGACAGCTGCCCGGCCCGATGGGGCAGTTCCAGAACATGATACAGCGGTTCCGTCAATTCCAGAATAGCTTTCAGGGGGATCCAAAAGCAGAGGTCGAAAAGCTGGTACGAAGCGGGAAAATCTCGCAGCAGCAGCTGAATCAGCTGCAGCAGATGGCGGCGCAGTTCCGGCAGCTGATCGGATAAAACGGATTTCAATTCGTGGCCACGATTGAGATAAATTTCAAAAAATCTACGAAAGGAGAATTTTATGAGTCTTTCTACTGACGGCATTCAGCCGACTATGCCCCTTCAGCCCGCCAATAACTACGGCGGCGGTATGGGCATGTGGGGCGATAACTGGATGTGGTTCGCCGTGCTGTTTCTCCTCGGCTGGGGCGGCAATGGCTGGGGCGGCAACGGTTGGGGAGGTAATGGAAACGGCGGCGCGATGAATGGTTATGTGCTCACGTCTGACTTCGCAAACCTCGAGCGCAAGCTGGATGGCGTGAACTCCGGGCTGTGTGACGGCTTCTATGCCATGAACACCGGCGTGCTCAACGGCTTTGCTGGTGTAACGCAGGCCGTGACCAGCGGCTTCTCGCAGGCCGAAATCGCGCGCTGCAACGCGCAGATGGCGTTCATGCAGCAGCTGAGCGCCCTTCAGGCGCAGATCGCAAGCTGCTGCTGCGAGCAGCGCGAGGCCATCATGGGCGTGAATTACAACCTCGCCACGCAGGCCAGTGACACCCGCAATCTCATGCAGAACACCACCCGCGACATCATCGACGCTATGAACTGCGGCTTCCGCAGCATCGATCAGCGTCTGACGGCGCAGGAGCTGGCCGCGAAGGATGCAAAGATCGCTGAGCAGAATCAGCAGATCTTCGGCTACCAGCTGGCAGCGTCTCAGGCCGCGCAGAACAACTACCTTGTATCTACGCTTCGCCCGAGCCCGAACCCGGCCTATGTAGTAGCGAACCCGTATTGCTGCAACAGCTACAACAGCGGTTTCGGCTACGGCTGCGCGGCGTAACAGCCCAAACTCCATATCGTAGAGCTTTTTCGTGGCCTCACGAAAATGATCGGCCCCATTGCCGATACTCGACAGCAACGCGGCGGGGCAATCGTCCCGCCGCTGTATTTTTATGAAAGGAATGATTTTATGGCAACATATAAGGAACTCAAGAAGAAATTCATCGATCACCTGATGGGCGTGGATCTGTACAAGATGAATGTGACGGATCTCTATACGTTCGCCTGCATCCTGAAAACGGTGGACGAAATGGAGCAGCCGGGCCCGGAAGAGACAATGACAGCTGCAATCGCGCCGCTGGTGAATCTCTGCAAGGAAGCAAAGGCGGGAAGCGGGGTGTTTGGAATTGGCTGAGTTTACGAATTCCAACATCGTCAGCGTCGCCGCCGGGCAGAACGTCCCGCTGACGGAAGCGGCAGTCAGCAGCAAGCCGTGCATTGTACACCGCGAGGGCAGCGGCCTTGTCACGCTTCGCGGGCTGACGAATCAGTGTAAAGCAGTTTTCAAAGTCTCCTACGGCGGCAACATCGCAATTCCAACCGGCGGCACGGTCGAGGCGATCACGGCCGCACTTGCCATCAACGGTGAAGCCCTGGCAAGCGCGACGGCGACTGTGACACCGGCAGCGGTAGAAAACTACTTCAACGTTTATGTATCCGCACAGGTGAGCGTGCCGAGAGGCTGCTGCCTGACGGTAGGTATGCGAAACACCAGCACGCAGGCGGTTAATTTTGCAAACAGCAATCTTACCGTCGAGCGCGTAGCATGAAAGGAGGAAGCGATATGTATGATCTGAGGAATCTCCGCGAAATGCTCTGCAAAGAGCTGGACGAAATCGCCGAGAAGCGCGAAATGTCTGCAGGCGACCTCGACGCGATCCAGAAACTGACCAGCTCCATCAAGAATACCTACAAGATCGAGATGGCTGAAGACGGCGGCTATTCCCGCGACGGCGAGTGGGAGGCGGATATGCGCGGTACTTACGGCCGGGGCAGCTCTTACCGTGGCCGCCGCCGTGACGCAATGGGCCGCTATACCCGCGCTGATGCCCGCGAGCATATGCGCGCGCAGCTGGAGGATATGATGCGTGACGCGGACGACGATAAAACCCGTGACGCGATCCGCCGCTGCATGGAGCAGATCGAGCGGGCATAAGGAGAGCGCAATATGTTGGATGCAGCCGAAATCCGGAAAGAGATTGCTCGCCTGGAATATGAGGAATCCGACTATAAGAATTACGCTAAGCTTGCGGATCTGTACGTGATCCGCAAGCAGATGCAGGAAGAGGAACGGGGCGACGGCGGTAAGTATGTGGGTTACTACTCCGGCGCTCCCGCCCCTGTGACCGCAGAACCGGCTATCGTTGGCGAGTACGGGGACAGTGAGTTTTTACTTGCGGTAGCTGGGAAAAACCCGGCAAAGGCTTGGGCGGTTGTTGATGAACTTATGGACACACTATCGCTTGTGAACCGAAAAGTCTATGATTCTGTGCTGCGGAAAATAAAGTCCATGTAGCAAAAAACAGGGGAGTCCCCTCGCATTGCGCTTAATTTGTAGCATACAATGTAGCATACAGGAAATGATTTTATGTTACATAGCGTGTCATAATGTGATTTTTCGCTTTTTGGGAATACGCGGAAAATAGGGCAAAAAGCATAAAAAAGTACCGATTTTAGCTTTAAAACAGCTAAAATCGGTACTTTGGCGCGGAAGGAGAGATTTGAACTCTCGCGCGCTTTTTAGACGCCTACTCCCTTAGCAGGGGAGAAAAAACCATTGAAAACACTGGGGAAATTGGCATTTGTAACATATTTTGTAGCATACATAATTCACTCTGTCGAGTCGTTTTGCAACTGATTTACGGCATCGACCATGCCTTTCATGTCCGGGTGTACGTACCGTTGGGTAGTCGTTATCTTCGTGTGGCGCATGATTTCCTTGATCGTAAACGGGTCGATGTTTTTCATCGCGAGGGCTGTAGCGGTTGTATGGCGGCATGAGTAAGGTGGTAGCTTTTGCACTCCGGCGAGCTCCAAACACTCATAATATCTCTTGTAAAAATTATCTTTGTTTATGCAGCAGATATTTCCGACGCGCGATTTGCTTTCTTCGCATAGTTCATGCAGCACCGGCGCAACGAAATCCGGGAATACCATAGGCGTTTCCTTCCGCTTCTTTGTCTTTATGCCGCCTCGGACGATCTCATTCTTTTCAAAGTCAATCATATCTTTCTTGAGTTTCAGAAGCTCACCGGGCATCATGCCGGTATAAATCATCGTTAAAATAAACCCAATAAAGTGGTCTTTTGCATACGCTTCCCATAGCTTTTTTACGTCGGCGTCGGTAAACGGTTCCGGCGACTTCTCTTCCAATTCCGGAAGCTTTATGTACTTTGCAAGATTCACGGTTGTCTGCTTTTCTGCGATTGCGAGGTTATAGCAGTGGGAGAGGACGGTTTTCATATCTTTCCGTGTGTAATAGGTGTTGGCGTTGCGGTCGATAACATCCTGTATCTGCGCGATGGTAAGCGCGTCGATCTCACGGTCGGCGATTTCTCTCATGCGCTCGAAGGCCTTTTCCGCCGCGCCCTGACGATCAGCCGATAAGGATAGATAATCCCCACGCAGATATGTTTTGTAGTATTCTCTGAGGGTGGGGCTTCGCTGCTCTTCCTTCGGAGGGTTTGCGGCATATTGGAGGGCGGCGCGCTTTGATGTAAACCCGCCTTTTGTTCGCATCTTTTGCCGAAGCTTGTCGTTCTCATCTAGGTAAGTTCTTTCTGTCCAACGCGCCGTCCACGTCTTCCCTCGCTGGTAAGCGCTTCCTTGCCCGTTCCCGCGTGTCCGGTTTCGCCGCGCTTCCTGTTTTTTTCCGCACCAGCAACAGTAGGGCGCGCCGTCTGGGATTTCTTTTTTACACTTGATGCACTCCATGTTTCCCTCCACGTTCTTTTCGGATCGCGTAGAAAGTAATTGCCGAAGCCAGAACTGAACCTACGATCAGGGCGATACACGCCCATGCGGTTACGGTCAAATCTCCATCGCGAATGAGGCCTGCGTTCCGAATCTGCGCATCCGTTACAAGGCAGGCAATCAGGGTAAATGAGAGCAGCAAACAAAATAGGGCGAGAACGTAACACATTGTATGTGTAGACCTTATCTGCGCGCTCTGTAGGGCTGTTGCTGCCTCCAGCTTGGCGTTTTCAAGCTCGACATGATGGATCTGCTTGGTCAGCTTTTCCGGGCTTCCGACGAAATTTTCAAGGCCGAACAGCTCGTCGAGCGACAGACCAAGCGTTTTACATATTGCGGCCGAGTTATAAAGCCGTGGATCCGCTTGTGTTCCAGCATATAATCGGCTCACGGTAGAGAAGGAAACCCCAGACTTTTCCGACAGCTCTTCCAGCGTCATTCCGCTTTGATCTTTCGCTTTTCTGATTCTCCCATGATACGCGCCGATAAACGGCGCGAGTTCCTGTATTGCGGACATTGGTGCGCCTCCGATCGCAGATTGTATTGTTATTTCTTACATTCTCCGTGTTAAAACGCAAACTATGAGAAGAAAACGCAAAAATCGGGCTTTTCTTACAAACATTATCTGGTACAATGAAAACGTAGCAGATAGTTCCTGAATCCGGCATCTGTTGAAATGGCCCCACCGTATGTTCCAGATACGATGGGGCCGGGCAAACCGAATATTATATCAAATCATCAGTCCCATAAACTGTACACCATTGGATTCCTGATTCCCAAAAATAACGCGGTCTGTTTGTTCATAATACCATGTTGATTTTTAGAACAATCGTTCTATAATAAATGACAGGAGGAAAAAATATGGAGTGCATCAACATCCGGGTAAACAATGGGAGAGTCGACGTGACGGTCGACGGGGCAAAGCTGACGGATGTGCATAGCGTCAGCGTGGATTACATCAAGGGTATTCCGCTCCTGTTTGCCTGCGTCGCGGACGTAGGCCGGGAGCAGGACGAGCGGCGGGAACCGAGAATCCTGCACTGAATTTATTGTGCGTCCCTCGAGTTCGCTTCCTCCAGCACATTGCCGGTCTGGTCTACAAACTGCACACACACGTTGTCGACCGGAGTTCCGTTGAATGCGTTGTACATACCGCCGTACATATAAAATGCCAGTGTAAGGAGTGAGTCCTGAAGCCCAACCACATCAGTAGAAAGCGTTACAGTAAAGGACGTGTAATCGCTGGACGCTTCGGCGGAAATGACGTTTGGGTAGTCAGAGGAACCGGCCATGTCCGCAAGCTGGGCGTCAATGTTCTGCGCCAGCTCCTGCATAAGCTCTTTGTGTCGCTCCGCTGTCATAACGTAGGTCGCGGAGCCGTCAGGATTCAGCTCTATAGACAGAAGCCCGTCTGTTTCCTTTACCTTTTCGTCCAATGCCTGCTGCGTCGCATCTTCGCCGATAAAGTCGGCTGGGATCGTGAGCTTGATCTTATTGCCCCATGTTTTTTCAGCCGTTATCGGTGTGGTTGCCGTTTCCCCGGTCTGTGCGTCGTCTTCCGTCTTTGCCGACTCCGATGCGGAGATTGTATCCGGCTCCTGCCTCTTGATCGGCTCGGCTGGCTTCTTCGTGGGCTTTGATGCGATAAGGACAACTGCCAGCACAACGGCAGCGAACGGAACAGAAAGAATCGCGATTTTTTGAACCGAAATCATCTTTTTGTTTCTTGCGCCGCATTCCGGACAGACGCGGGCGCTTGCATTGATTTGCGTTCCGCAGGAGCGGCAGATCATCTTTCGGTTGGGCGTGTCACAGTGCGGGCAGAACTTCTCCCGTTCCGGGAACTCTGCCCCGCATCTTGGGCACTGCACAATATATTCATTTTTAGTCATCAATGCGGCACTCCTTATATGGTTTGTAAACAATTACATATTACCACTTAGAACCAGCAACCGCAATGTAGAAGCTGCACAAAAATAAACGTCGGAATTTGGAAGATTAGAGAAGGAGGACGCAAAAATGACTTGCGTTCAGTGTGATCTGTGCTATAATAAGGGTGAAGAAATTGCGCCCGCTGATATTGGCTTTCAGTATTTAATGGAACTTACATCAGAGGAAAAACTAGAACTAATTAGAATGTGGAAGGAGCGAAACAATGTTTCTGAGCAAGGAAAAGTACGATAATATTATGCTGCAGTTGTGCAGAATCAGGACTGAAATTTCTACAAAAGATGAGTGCGGAGAAGCGTGCCGGATGTGCGAACACGCGATCGGCGCGGCCAGCCCAGGCGGCGACATCGTGCTTGTCTGCGAAAAAAAGCTTAAAGCAGTTTGCAGCGACTTTAGCCCTCGGATCCTGACAGACATTTGTTCAGGAAATTCCAGAAATGTTCAGACGTAAGCATCCCGAGCAGGAATGAGATTACTGCAATCACTAAATCATGGATTCGACTAGCCTTTGTGGACTTCTTCCGCTGATCAATATACGCCAAGTAGTCCTTCCCGCGTTCTTCTATTTCAATTGCGCAGGACGCGCCAAACGATAACACAGGGACACCATCTTTGCTGGGGATTGGGTGCAGATTTGCAAGTCCAAAATGTTTCAGCCTATTTGCGGTCTGGAAAATATCATCCGTCGCAAATATTCTGCTATCTGCCAACGCTTTAAGCATTTTTCTTTCATCTTTGCTCAACTCGATTTCCGAAAACGGAAGGTCGCTTGCATCATCCATTCTGCTTTCTCCGGCTCTTTAGCATACGCGCCATTTTGAGCAAATCACGGCGCTCATTTTCATCCGCAGAACTCCAAATGTCACGGAGTTCTGCGGTTTCGCTATCTTCGGCCTCATCCTTCGGGATGGGGTCTTTTTTTATGCCCGTAGACGGGTCCTCGTCCGGCAGCAGGTCTGCCACTGATACACCGAGATATTCTGCGATAATTTTAAGATTTTTCATAGAAGGGTTTGTTTTCCCTGTGTTCCATAGAGAGTACGATGCAGACGTAATACTGCAATCCTTATAAAACTGCTGTTTCGGTATACCTTTTGCAGCAAGCAGGGAGTTGATTCGTGCGACTATGGGCGATTTAACCGCAAAGTCCGGCATTGGGTCTACGCCATATAAGAGATATTCTGTCGTTACCCCAATTACACTGGCTGCACGTTGAACTTTCTTTATACTTGGCGCGTGTTTCCCCGTGTTCCACTGAGAGAAAGAACCAGACGATATTCCGCTTTTTTCGTAAAACTCTTGCTTTGTCATTCCAATTTCAGCAAGCCTTATTTCTATTCTTCTTATAACGGACTGTACGTCAAATTGCATAAAAAATCCCTCATAAATTTGGCAAAAAAGTACCCTTAACAATCCTAAGTTTTTATTGACTTTTAGTATATACTTAACTATACTAAGAGTTGTGAGGGGCAAAACTTACAAGTGAGGTGATGGCGTGAAGAAAGACAAGTATATATGGGGATTTCAGATTGTTGGTTCAGACTGCGGATATGACGAGTTCGGGACGTTCCATTGCGCGTGCGGTCATTGCCTTCCGTTACGAGTTGATGTAAGTAAGGGCGGCAAATATCGCGGCAGCGACTGCGGCGACGGCAGATACGACGGTGAAAAACATGTTGATAAGAAACCGCCTTTTCTCCGTGCGTGCTTTCGAGCCTTCGGTTTCGACAAGCACATTTAGACCGTTTTCTTCTATGGACTTGTAGCGCTTATTCCGATTGAGAAACAACCTGATTCTTTCTCTGAACGACTTGCACATGATTCATGCCTCGGCTTATGAGGCGTGAAAAGAACACCGCCCCGGACAGCTTATCGGATTGTTTAATAATGATAGGTGGTACTTTCATAATAACACAATTCACTAAGTTGTCAAGAAAAACTTAGTATTCACAGACAGGAGGTATGTAAAGGCATGGGTTTTAAGGAAGCGAGGCTTGCCGCTGGATTGACCGTTCAACAGGTGGTCAAGGCGCTAAAGGTTTCAGACGCATCCGTTTATCTGTGGGAAACCGGGCAGATGTATCCGAAGACGGCGCGCCTGCACGAAATCGCAGATCTGTACGGCTGCACAGTGGACGAGCTTTTAAAGCCGAGAAAGGAGGGAAAATGACGCTGGACGATATCCGGGCAATGTCAAAGCCCACAATCCTCGCAAGCGAGGCGGCGCAGGTGCTCGGCTGTAACCCGCAATGGCTTCGCTTGATGGCGAGGGAACGGCCTGAAAAGCTGGGCTTCCCGGTCTGCTGCACAAGCAAGCACAGAGTAAAGATCCCGAGAGAGCCGTTTTTGCGGTTTCTCGGAGCATGAGGAGGAACAAATGAAAGTTAGAACTGCCGGGAACAGGAACAGAAGGAGGATGCAGCATGGCGGAAGTGAAGACCTACACCCTGACGCTGGATGCGCAGGAGCTGCATGATCTGATCGAGGCGGCGATAGTCTGCGAGTGCCAGGCGGCGCAGATCATTAACGGACTCAAGCGCAAGGGGCTTGACCTGGACGCGCAGAAGCTCGTGACACAAAACGCCCGTCTGGCGCGTCTCGTCAGGCGGATGCAGGAGACGAAGGAGGATAAGCGGAATGCGGAAACTGATTCTCAGCGGAGACGATTGGTTTGAGCTGAAGCACACGCTGGAGCTACTTGTGATCGCGACCCACAATGAGGCCAATGAGTTTGAGGCAATGGCCGCACACCAGCCCGCGGAAATAGCGGAGCGGGCTGCAAACCTCGCAAAACGCCGCCGGGAAAGGATGGAGAACTATAAACGGCTTATGGCACTGGTAGAATCGGCAGAACGGCTGCCGGATACGAAGGAGGACGCAGAATGAGAACCAATCTTGCAGAACGGCTCGGGTATGAGCCGGAGGAAACGACTGAGGAACGCCGGGAACGGCTGCGGGAGGAATTGGAGGCCCGCAAGGCAACACTGCGGATCGTCAAGGGCCTGTGCCTTTGGACGAGCGGCGCGGCGATGATCCTGTCGGCGGTGGCCGGGATGGCGGAAATGACGTATGAATGCGTTCTGACCGGTCTGGTCGCAATCGTCGCGCTGCTGTACGGGCTGGCATGACGGAAGCGGATCTGCTGAAGACTCCCTGCGAGCTTTGCAGAGAGCGCGGACTATGGCGCTCCGGCTGCACCACAGACGGCCAATTCTCCTGCGGCATCTATTGGGAAATCCTGTTCGAGCAATGGGACGCGACCTGCAAGCTTATCCGAGAGCGCACGAAAAAGAAATGACCCCTGCCGCGCTGCAACGCGACAGAGGCCGAAAGGAAACTTAAGACGCCTTTATTATAGGGCAGAAAGGGAACTATGTCAAGTTTAACGGATTCCCGCGTTCGACATGGTGCGAAAGCCTGCGTAGACGCGGTACATCGGGCCGACTACCCGAAGTTTAACAAATGCCTGCTTTCTCAGTGCGAAGCGCCGGAGAAATACGGCGTGCAGCTTGTTCCGGAGGCAGCTGCGGCGATCAAGGCGCTGGACGCGCCCAAGAACCGCGCAGATCGCCGGAAGAAGACGAACCGGTATTATTTCCGGCTGACGGACGGCGGCGCAGAAGTTCTGCAGCAGCTCTGCGAGGCTATGCACTGTGCAAGCGTGCAGAGCCTGTGCGAAAAGCTCTTGGAAAAGGAGGCGAAACGCCGTGGGATACGATGGTGAGAACCTCTATCTCGGCATCGACGAGCCGGAGCCGAAGACCGTCGGCCAGTGCGCATACTGCCGGGAAGACATCTATGAAGGAACTGAGTGCTTCTGCTGCAACGGAGTGCTGGTACATACGGAGTGCTTCGGGGACTATGTGCAGGATGAGTACAGCGAATCGGAACTGGCCGGGGCACTGGGATTTGAACAAAAGACAGCATGAATGAAGGAGGAAACATTATGGAAAACGCAAAAGGCTACAAGGCATTTTCGCCCGGTATGATCTGCCGAGGCAAGCAGTATGCCGAGAACACGGACTACGAAGAGGCAGGTGGCGCGATCTGCGGCGAAGGAATGATGCACTACTGCGTCAACCCCTTCGATACCCTTAACTTCTACGATCTCGTAGGTGAAAACGGGAAGTTTTCAGATTTCGCAGAAGTCGAAGCGCTCGATCCGCCAGTTTCCGGAAGTGACGGGAAATTTGCGGCGAAGAAACTGCATATCGGCGCGAAGCTGAGCTTCGCTGGATTTGTAAAGGCGTGTATCGATTACACAAAGGAACAGACAATCGATAATATGCCGAAAAGTGAAATTGATACGGGCAACTCCGCCCAGATCGGCAGCTCGGGCAACTCCGCCAAGATCGGCAGCTCGGGCAACTCCGCCCAGATCGGCAGCTCGGGCAACTCCGCCAAGATCGGCAGCTCGGGCCG